TGAAAATATAGGTGGATTTTTTGGTGGTCTTGGAAATAAAATAAGTGAAGGATTTGCAGGAGCTGGAGACTTTTTTACAGAGTTTGGAGATAAGGCACAGCAAGGTTTTTCAAGTATAAAAGATAAAGCTGTAGAGATTTTCGGCGGTCTTAGCAATTGGTTCAAAGAGACTGGGTCAAAAATTGGAGATGCAATTGGAAGCGGATTAAAAAGTGGTTTAGACTTTTTTACTAGCACAGTACCAAAATGGTTTGCGGGTATTGGCGACAAGATAAAAGAAGAATGTGGGAAAATAGGAGAAAAAATATCAAGTTTCTTTAATGAGACAATGCCAGCTATAATAAATAATATTGTCGAATGGTTTAAACAAATTCCATATAATATTGGTTTTGTAATCGGGTCTATTGCTGGTTTTTTCGTTGATTTAGGAGCTAATCTGTACGCCTGGGCAACAGAAACATTACCAGAAATAATAAATAGCATTGTCGAATGGTTTGTAAGCCTTCCGGAAAAAATTTCGGAATTTTTTAGTATCATATTGCAAAATATTCAAACTTGGGGCGAAAATTTCAAGGTTTCTGTTTCAGAGTTTTTTGGTGCAATTTGGGAAAATATAACACAGTTTTTTACAGAGCTACCCGAAAGAATTTCGGAATGGTTTAATACAGTAGTAGAAACAATAAGTGGCTGGGGCGAAAATTTAAAGCAATTGGCAACAGATATTTTTAATCAATTTGTTGACAATGTATTAATTCCAATTTCGGAGCTTCCGGGAAAATTATGGGAAAAGTTTACAGATATCATGGGAAAAGTTTCGGAATGGGGTTCTAATCTAATTCAAAAAGCATTAGAAACAGGAAGCAAATTCTTAGAAAATATAATGAAATTCTTTTCAGAACTTCCGGGCAAAATATGGGAAAAATTAACTAATATAATGCAAAAAGTCATGGAGTGGGAAGTTAATTTATCTAAAAAAGCTTTAGAAACAGCGAAAAACTTTTTTAACAATATATACAATACTGTTAGCCAGCTTCCAGGAAAATTTAGAGAATGGCTAGACAATATCATTTCAAATGTCATAAGCTGGGGGACTAACTTAGTCAAACAAGCTGGAGAAGCTGGAAAAAATATGGCAAATGCTGTTAAGGATGCTTTGAAAGATTTGCCTAGTAAAATTATGAGTATCGGGAAAGATGTTGTAAGAGGCTTATGGGAAGGTATAACGGGCATGGGTGGCTGGTTAAAAGACCAAGTCCTTGATTTTGCTAGTAATGTTATAGATGGATTTAGAGACGGCTTTGGAGTGCATTCACCTTCCATAATCATGCGAGATTTAATTGGTAGAAATCTTGTAAAAGGGGTCGGCGTTGGAATAGATGTAGAAACGCCAGGCTTGAAAGAAAAAATAGAGAAAAATATATCTGAACTTACAGGTAAATTAAAAGCTACAGTTAATTTTGAAACGTCTAAAATACAAGCTAATATAGTTGCAAGTACAGATTTTAAAGCTGGAAAAGAAACAGCTATAATGAGTAATAATAAGGCTGATGAAGCTAATGAAAATCAAGCAGGTATTAAACTTAATATAGAAAACTTTGTAAATAATAGACAACAAGATATAGAAAATCTTTTTGATGAAATATTGTTCTTAGCAAAAAGAAAAGGAGCTTTATAAAATGTTCCTTTTCTTTTTTATATTTCCTTTTATCTTTTTTGAAAAGACTATAGTAAAAAATATAACTACAAAAACGGAGTTATGTCTAAAAAATAATAAATGAGAGGAGGGCATAAAGCTATGTTTTTCGTTTATAACGGTCGAGACAGCAGAGAATTTGGTTTAAAAATATACAATATAAACGACTTATCAGCTCCACAGATGGAAGTTGAAAGAGTGAGTGTGCCAGGCAAAGATGGAGATTTACTACTAAAAAAAGGTTTTGAAAATTTTACGCTTACAATAGAATGCGATATAGATGCAAGACAAAGTAATATAGAAGAAGTTGCAACAGAAATAAAAAAATGGCTACAGGGCGATATATCATATAAAAAACTTTTTTTAAGTAATAGTGACTTTTATTATCTAGCAAGCTGTAACAATAAACTAGATATAACTAGAAATTTTAAAAACTTTGCATCATGTCTTTTAACATTCGACTGCTACCCTTTTAGATACGCAGAAGAAGAAATTATAAGTTTAAATGTATTAAATCTAAAGAGTGCTACTATAACAAATTTCTATAGAGAGTCAAAACCTGTTCTCTATATAGAAGGAGCAGGGGACATAAGTATAAAAATAAATACTCAAAGCATAGTGCTAAGAGGGGTGGCAGAAAATGGAATTTTAAGCGACTTAATAATAGATAGCGAACAGATGAATGTATATAGAATAAACAAAGAAAATAACATTATTGTAAATGAAAATAATAAGCTTTTTAGTGACTTTCCCATACTTGAAGAAGGAGAAAATCAGATTAGCTGGGAAGGGGATATAAAAAGCATAAAAATAAATCCTAGATGGAATATTTTATAAAGTTTTAAATTAAAATTTGGAGGGAGGGATTAATTATTCAAAAAGGAAAATTAGTTTTATATGAAGAAAAAGAAACAGATTTTAGGCATTTAGGTTTAGGTGTTCTTACGAATGTAATAAATGACCATGTTAGAGAGGAAGAAAGCGGAGTTTTCGAGTTAGAATTTACTATCTACGAAGACTCTTTTTTATTTAAAGAAATAAAAGTAGATAGATTAATTAAAGCTGATACTTCGCCCGACTACAAAGACCAGCTTTTTAGAATTTATTATATATCAAAAAATCTAGGTGGGTATATTAATGTAAAAGCGCAACACATTAAGTATGATTTGCTTAATAATTTCATAGAAAGTTTGGAATTGAACGATATTACTTGCGAAGAAGCTTTAGAAAGAGTCTTTCGTGCTTGTGAGGAACAGAACAGATTTAGAGGACATTCAGACATCAAGGCAAGGAATACTATTAATATTGAAATGCAAAGCCCTTACAGCGCAATCTGCGAGGGCGAAAATTCTCTAATTCAAAAATTTGAACCAACTGCGAAACTTTTCTTTGATAATTTTAATGTTTTCTTAAATTATCAAAGAGGTGAGAGTAAAAATGTGCTACTTGCATATAAAAAAAATATAACAGGGCTTGAAGCGGAGTATGATACACAAGATATTGTAACAAAAATATATCCTTATGCGGTCTACGAAGATGAAATGATTACATTGACAGAAAAATACATTGTTAGTCCTAATATGAATAAATATGCTACCCAAAAGATTGTTGCTATAGATTTTAGTTCTGATGAGGTCAGTGTTGAAGAAGAATTAAGAGAAAAATGCAAAGACTATTTTAAATACAATCAAGTTGATTTACCAAAAGTTTTATACAAAGTCAACTTCGTAGATTTATCTACAACTATAAATTATAAAGATTACAAAATGCTAGAAACAGTCAATCTAGGTGATGAAGTGATAATACGAGATTTTAATTTAAACATTAACGCAACTGCTAGAGTAGTTAAAACAGACTATAGCCCAATAAATCGAAAATACTATAGTATTGAAGTTGGCGATTTAATAAATCATTTAGACTTTTTAAATAACAAGTTTAATAATATAGAAAATAAAATAGAAACAGTAAAAAAAGCTATTGATAATGTCAAAGTAGATGATTCAGAGTTTCCAGACACTTTACCGAATACACCAGCTTTGACAGCAGAGGGGTTATTCGCTTTTATCAATCTAACATGGACATTTACAAATAAGTCTTATTACAAATATGAAGTTTATGCGTCTCAAATTAAAGACTTTGTACCAGATACAATTAATTTTACAAATCGAATTTTTGTAGGGCAAGCAAGTGCTTACGTTCATCAAGCTGAACCTTTTCAAACTTGGTATTTCAGAGTAAGAGCAGTAAACTCGCATGGAAATGTTACAGAGTTCTCTAATCAAGTAGAAGCACAGACTACAAAAATCGACGATGGAACTATGTGGATAGAAAAAGGAGCAATAGCAGATGCATTAATTGGGGAGTTGAAGCTAGATAGAGGTTGGTTTGGACAGCTAAAAGGCATGTATATAAATGCTAGAGAAATGGTAGTCGTAAATGATAATGGAGTCAAAACAATGGAAATTGATAGTTTTGGAGATGTTCATTTTAACCCAAATACTTTTAAAATTGCTTTTAATAGTGTAAGTCCTTATGTTCTTATTGATGATGAAGGATTGAAACTTATAAGCGGGAAGGGATTTACAAAAATGACCGACTCGGGGCTATATACAAAATTCTACACCGGTTCAGATGTAACAGAGTCATATTATCTTCAAGAAAGTGGATACACATACTTTGATTATAAAGATTCAAAAATCATAATAGACTTACCAAAAAAATTTGCAGGTAAAAATTTTAAAGCAACTTGTGCAATAAGGTCTACATCAACAAATGGTAGCTGTTTAAGTTATTTCAGCACATCAGCGACAGCAAAAAAAAGTGATACAAATCCACAATTGGAACTTTCTGCATCTGTGCGAGGTGTGTCTTACGAAATGTCAGGAAGCCAAACAATAGGCTACTGGCTCGGAATGAATTTTTTTTCAGAAGGATTTATTACAGTACAATACTATGTTTATGCTTAAAATTTTCAAAAAAAAGGAGAAGAAGTATGGTTACTATTTTTTACAGCAAGAGAACTGGAGAAATATATAATTGCATAAAATCAGAGATGGAGCAGGATTATACCTGCTTTGCAGATAGGGAAGAGGATTATAGGCAAATATTAGATAAAATAGTTGTCGAGGATATTCCAGAAATTTTAAATCCTCGTGATTATAAAATTGAAAACGGAAAATTTGTATTAAAGGAAAAAGAAATAATAAAAGAATTTACTCCAAAAATGGTAGAGTAAAAGGAGTGATAAATTTGAGAGATAGAATTTATACAGTAGATATTAACACTAAAAGTTACCAAGTTGCAAAATATAAGCAATATGATAATGCAATAGAATTTAAGATTAATTTATTAGAAAATAATATAGAAAAAGATTTGACAGGATATACAGCTATAGCAAATTTTCAAAGACCAGACGGGAAAATAGTTTATCAGAGCTGTACTATAGAAAATTCTATTGCAACAACTATAATAGAAAATAACATAACAGAAGTTGCGGGGGATGTAATAGTAGAGTTTACTTTCTACAAAGATGATTTAGTTGTTACTACTTTTTCTTTAAAGATTAATATAGAGAAAAGTATAGATAAAAACAGTATTACAGAAGAACCGAAATGGGATTATATCAGCGTTACAATAAATCAAGTAAAAGAAGTCGTCGAAGGCATAGAAGAAATAAAAGAAACAGAAGAAGCAAGAAAAGAAGCAGAAATTAAAAGAGTCGAAGAATTTAATAGTATAAAAGAAACTTTCGACTCTAAAGTTACAGAAGTTACAGACGCTAAAAACAGCATGATTAGTGATGTTAATACTACTAAAGATACTCTAACTAAAGAAGTTACAGACACTAAGAATGACTTAACTAATGTTGTTACTACAGCTAAAGAAAGTATGATAAGTGAAGTAACTACAGTTAAAGAAGAATTAGAAATCGCAGAAGGTAAAAGGGTCGAAGAATTTAATAGTATAAAAGAAACTTTCGACTCTAAAGTTACAGAAGTTACAGACGCTAAAAACAGCATGATTAGTGATGTTAATAC